GCCAGGTGTTCCACTCTTTCTCCCAGTTGTATTTGAGCGTTGCCGGACAGACGATAAGTGCAGGGTATTTGTCCAGGTGTTGAATGGAGTTGATCGCCTCAACAGTTTTGCCAAGCCCCTGTTCGTCACCAATTATCACCTTGCCATTGTTTTCGACGTACTCCACGGCTTTCTTCTGGAAGTCGTATAGCTCAAACCCCCGAGCCGTTCCATAAACTTTGTCGAGGCTGGGGTTGTCCTGCTCCAAGATTTGCTCGTTCTCTTCCTTCCGCTGCTCCAACTCGCGAGCCTCCTCGACAATTTCCCGCATCCGGTTTTTGATCGTCGTGGGAATGTCCACGTCCCATTTGTCGCAAAACTTCAGGAACGGGCTCATTGTCACCTTGTTCAGCTTGAACTTCCACTGCTTCGGCCGGTTGTTGGTGTCTACAAACTCCCGACCCGGAAGCTCCTTGACGTCTTCCAAGACGTCTTTGTCGTACGGGAAATCCAGGTACACGTACGACGCCGATGTAATGTCAAGTTCAATTCCTACCATTTGTTACGGGTTGATACAGTTCTTGCTTTGATATAAGTAGCACTCGCTCGGAAAGCAAACAACTACTTATAGACAAGAATCAGACGAAAACAATATGAAGCCGGTAAAATTCAAGGGCAATTACCCTTCGCCTGTCGGGCGAACCAACTTTGGCTACTTCGACCAGGACCCAAAATTTATCGAGGACGCGCCGAAAGTGGCGTCATGGATTGCGGGGAGGCTGGGGTGGCCGACTGTGGATCTGGAAATTACGGTAGACGACCTCTACCAAGCATTCGAGGAAGCGATCACCGAATTTTCCAGCCACATCAACGACCTCAACATTCGCGACAACTTGGTTACGCTTCAGGGCCAGGAAAAGATTGCTGAGTACGAAAACCTCACGGATTCGTACGTGACCGGAACTCCAACTCAGGAATGGATTCGCCTCACCAAAAACTACGGCTCGCAAGTAGGGCACGGCGGAGACGTCAAGTGGCGGCGCGATTACTTTGTCACCGAACCCGGCAAGCAAGACTATAACCTGCAGGACGTTGTGGACCAAAGTCGGGGCAGTTTGCCACCGGAATCCATTGCGATCAAACGCATTTATCACTACCCGATTCCAGCCATTCACCGCCGCTTCGGCTACTACTCGACAACAGGAGACACCCGAAGCCTTTTGGATGAGTTTGATTTTGACGGATTCAGCGTGGCGTCATGGTATTTGATGCAGCCGGCATATCACGACCTGCTGGAGACGCAGGCTATCGAAATGGACGACCACATTTATCGCAGCGCGTACCAGTGGATCCTGAGGGCGGACACGGTGCGCATATTCCCGATCCCCAGAGTCCGGCACCGGATTTGGTTCGAGTACGCGTTCGAGCGCGAGCTTGGCGAGGCGCAAATTATTAGCGGCGACGTGCGAGGCGTCATAAGCGATTACAGCAACGCGCCGTACCACGTCATTCCGTACGAGGACATGAACGGGCCTAGCAAGCGCTGGATATACAAGTACGCTTTGGCCGTTGCCAAACACAAGCTCGGAACGGTCCGGTCGAAGTTCGACAGCGTGCCCACGCCCAACGACCAATTCAACCTGGACGGAGACAGCTTGAAGTCCGAAGCCAACGACGAAAAGCAGCGGTTGGTGGAGAACTTGAAGGAGAAGCTGGACCGCTTGAGCCGAAGCAACCAGCTAGAGCGCCAAGCCAAAGACCAGGAGAACCTTCAGCAAAACCTCAACAAAATTCCGACTCGCATCTACACGGCTTGACGGCTTCGCGCGCGTGCGCGCATGCTCTATAGCTTCAGTAAGCTTTATAGCGTACTAAGCTCTTACTAACGATTCAGACTTTAGAAGCCGGTCGCCGGAAGCGACCCCGCTAAAAAAGAAAATCACAGTAAGAAAAAAGTAGTAAGCAATATAGCTTCCTCAATCCCCAGCCCAACCACCCTTTAGCTTTTAACAGCTGTAAGCTGTAAGCCAGGTAGTTTAGAGCGAGGAAGCAAATGCAGCAACAAAAACAAATTCACATAGCTTTCACACAATGCCTGAAGACCACCAGGACCAAACCGATTACGGCGAGACGCCGGAAGGCGAACGCGAAGCAGCTTTTTTTGGTAACAGGGACTTTGCCTTCATGCAGGGAGTCACCAAAGAGTTCATCAACGATATCGTGAGAACGACAATCGCTTATTTCAAGCCGCTTCCCGGCGACACCGAAACCGACATTTACGGTGAGTCTCCAAACGGCAAGCAGTACTACAGGCCGATGGAGATGAACGCGTTGCTTGTTCCCGATGACCAGCAAACAACGGCTGAAGACTTTGGCTTCGACACCGACCAATCGATTCAGATTGGCTTCCAACGTGAAGAGCTGAAGAAAAACCAGTTTTACCCCGAGGAAGGCGACGTTTTCGAGTGGTCTAACTACTACTTCGAAGTTGGAAGCACTGTGGACAATACCCTACTTGCTACCAGGTTTTACTTTAGGCACGGGGTTGTTGTGAATGCCCACAGGACTCGCCTTAGCCGCGAGCAAGTTGCAGACCAAGACTTCAACTAAACCATGTCAGACAAACCGCCTAAAGGCAATTACAACAAGGCTGCGGAGCCCAACCGAGCCGAAGAGATTCGCCGGGACACCGACGAACAGCAGGATCGGTCTATAAAGCTGGAGGACGTGGACAAGGCGATTCTATACCAGTTCAAAGAGCGATTTGACACCACCATCGTTCAGAACGGCGAGAGGCGAAGCGTGCCGATTATTTTCGACCACCCCGAGCGCTGGAAGTGGGCGGCAAGGCAAGACGTGAAAAGCGCAGGCGACAACGTCCTGTATCCGCTTCTGGTTGTAACCAGGGAAAGCACAGACACGGACACGGCTCGCGACAACCCCAACAAGCAATTCTTCAACATGAGCGATAAGGGCGGCAACTTTGTCGCCAAGCAACGCTGGAGCCAAAAGAACCGCTACGATAACTTCGCGGCGCTGGAGGACCGAAAGCCAAGCTATGAGTATTACTTAGTACAAATTCCAAGTTACATCGACGTTAGCTATAGCGTCAAGCTCTATACAGAGTACCGGATTCACGCCAATAACCTCCAGGAACGGTTTCAGTACGAAGGCCGAAGCTATTGGGGTGATCCCGAGCGCTGGCTGTTTTGGTGCGAGGCCACCAGTTTTAGCCAGAACGTGGAGCAGCCTACCGACGACGCCAAGTACGTGGAAACCAGTTTTGACGTCCAGGTAAAGGCATATATCCTACCAGACGAAAGCTTGAAACAGGAGACGCTGGAAAAGATGCATACGATATCCGAAGTGGACTTTGAGGAAAAGATTACGACCAAAGAAGACTTTCTAAACGATAACCACTGATGGCATATCCGGATCTACAAGTTGCGGGAGCGGTTACGGACCGCGAGATTGAGGTTACAGACGATACGCGAACCGTTGTTGTTGGGCCCACGGCTAAGGGGCCAGCGTTTGTCCCGACAGCCGTGGGAACCGAGGAACAGCTGGAGCGCGTGTTTGGAAGCCAGGGGCAGACCGTGTACGCGGCGAGACAACAAATTCGCGAGGGCGGAGTGCCCCAAATCGTTCGCACGATGCCAACCGAACCCTGGAATCCAGCCACGCTTCTTATTGGCTTGGAAGACCCGCAGGGAAGCCTTAACGGCAACCTTTACCAGCACCCGAGCACGCCGGCTTTTGTTGTTGCTGCAGTTGTTGTTGTGGACCGAAACGATGTTTCGGACGCTGCAGTGTTTGGCGCATACGAATCGCTTGTTATTGAGCTCTTGAACGATAGCGGCGCCGTTGTGGAAGACGTGGAAGCGAGTTTGGACCCGGGAGACGCCAATTATCTCGGGCAACTGGACGTTGAGGGCGTTCAGCTATATGCCAGCTTCATAAACGTTCAGACCGCGCTCAGAGGCGAAAACATAGGCAGCCGTTACGTTCCGGATGGGGCTCTTGACTTTACCGGACAGAGCCCGTCCAGAGGACAGACGCCATGGATCACAAGCCAATCCGATGTTCGCGGTGGCGAGCAACGGCTTTTTCGCTTCCGCGGTCTGTCCGAAGGCGATAACCAGGACGTGAAGGTGAGCATCGCCAATATCCGCCGCAACTCATTTGACGTGCAGGTTAGAGACTTTACTGATAGCGACCTGAATCCTGAGGTGCTAGAAGAATTTGAGGGCGTGAACCTGGACTCCGAATCCGAAGACTTTATTGCTCGCAGGATCGGGACTGATGTTCCTGTGTTCGGAGGCGGCCAGCTTCAAAACAGCGGCGGCCAATACGAACTCCGAAGCCGATACGTTCAGGTGGAGATGGCTTCGCTTACCTTTCCCGACCGCGCCGTTCCGTTTGGGTTTGAAGGCTATTCGGAGCCGGTTGTGGCTCCGCAGGACGTTGCTGTTCCTAACCTCCCCGTAACCCGAAACCGCCAGGGCGTCGAAGCTGAGGTTTTGGGCGCGAGGCGCCGTAACCTGTACCTGGGTATCGACTTAGCAGATACCGGAGCCCAACCATTTGCAGCCCGCACCCCCAACAACGCCGACACGCAGCCTGGATATACGCTAGAAAGCGTGTTGGGCCCTGACGTCTTCGACTCAGACCTGGACGACCGCAAATTCACCGTAGCTTTTCAAGACGGATATGAGGGCTCAAATCCATACGTGAAGCCAAAATACGGCGACAACGTTCAACCGCAAAACGTTCAGGGCCTAGACTGCAGCTCCTTCGATGCTTCGGGCACCGAGGCATACCAAACCGCGTTCCAAGTTCTTTCGGATTCCGAGGCCGTGGAGGCGTCGCACGTTTCAACACCCGCAGTTATTGCGGAAGACCACGCGCCTGTTATATCACAAGCTCAATCGCTTTGCGAAGCACGTGGCGATTGCTTGTACACGTACCAAGCCTCGCATTTTGGTAAAAGTGTATCCGATATTGCAAAAGACGCTGAGGCAGCGTATGGCTCTTTTGTTGCTGCGTACCAGGGATGGCTTCAATCGCCGAACACCAGCTTCGACCTGCCGCTGGCAGACCTTATTCCTGCCGTGTTTGCGCAAAACGACAACCAGGCAAGCCCTGCAAAAGCTCCAGCTGGAAGCGTGCGCGGCCGGATCCGAGGCTCCCGGATCAAGGAAGTGTTTGGGCGCAGGGAGCGCGAGCAGCTTTTGGGCCAAAACATCAACCACGCGTCCAAAACCCGCGAGCGCCTTCAAGTGATCGGAAACGAAACCAGGCGACCGGGCGGCGCTCTGGCCAATTTGAATGTTCGCAGAGGCGTCAACTTCGCGAAACTGGTGGCGCAATCAGCGGCTCGGGAAATTTTGTTTGAGCCCAACACCCGAGACACCCGAGAGTTTTTGAAGGACGAGGTTGTGTCCAGGCTGGAACCCGTTGCCCGACGAGGCGGAATCCGGCAGTTTGTTGTCGAAACATCCGGCGAACGCAATGCGATCCGAGGCGCAATTGCAATTCAGTTTGAACAGGTTGTGGACACCATCCAAATTGACTTTGAGGTCCAGCGAGACCAAGTTGTCTTCACCTGACACTTGCACTACATATACATGCTATTCAAAACACAAACCCTGTTATGCCAAAAAAGATGGATACGCAGGAGCTCGAAGAGCTCCGAGAACTTGAGTCCAAAAGCCAAGAGCTTCGAGACGAGCTGGCTGAGGTTGTTATTCGCGAAGAGAACGTGAAAACACAAATCGAACAGCTTCAGTCCAGGCTCGACGATATCCGCGCCCGCAAAGACGAGGTTTTCGAGGATATTCGCGAAATCGACTCTAAGGGCAGTAAATTTGCCCGCAACCTGAGGCAGAAATACGGTGAGGGCCAGTTCAACCTGGAAACGGGCGAATTTATCGAAAAAACATCGGAGGAGCGCTGACTATTTAATACCAGGCGCAACCTCGTTACACAAGGCATAGAAACGTAAACAGACCAGACAATGGCAAAAACAATATCTCCCGGCGTTTTTACCGAGGAACGAGACCAATCGTTTCTCACGCAGGGCGTTGAGCAAATCGGAGGCGCGTTTGTTGGCCCCACGGCAAAAGGTCCAGCATATGAGCCGACCGTTGTAACTTCGCCCGCAGACTACATTCAGACGTTTGGCAACGGAGGATTTTACACCGACCGGGCCGCTATCGAATACCTGCGCGAAGCAGGCCAAGCAACAGTTGTGCGAGTGCTAGGCGGAAGCCCGAGCGCGCGTGACGAAGAAGTTGCTGGATATGTTGATGACACGTATGAAGTCAAGCTGGATTCCAGCGATGACTTGGACGGCGTCACGGCTTCGGTGTTTGCGCCGACAAAAGAGGGAGGCGATATCGACACCGTTACAATTACAGGCGGTGACTTCCGTGACTTTACGCTTGAGATTTCCCTAAGCGGCGGCGGCACCAAAACCTATATGCTCAGCCTAGACCCAAGCGACCGAAACTACGTGAAAGACGTTTTGGGCCAAGACCCGCGTGGATTTACGGAGCTGTATGTTGCTGCTGATTTTGAAGAGTTTCACGACTTCGTGATTAGCGAGTGGGAGGGTGGAGCGCCGCTTCCGGTTGCTACGATCGAACGCCAGGACGACGGCGCCAATTACGATAACCTTGCGTTTGACAACGGGCGCACGCCGTGGATCGAAAGCCAAGACCTTCTGGAAAGCCAGCCGGCGATGACGGAAAAGTTTCGGCTCTTTCGTATCCATAGCCAGAGCAGCGGAACCGACAGCAACCGGGAGATTAAGGTTGCAGTTGAAAACATCCGTCTTCCCGATGACGTTCCCGGGGACAATTACGGACGGTTCGACGTTGTTGTTCGCGCCTACGAAGACACGGACGCCAATCCGGACGTTCTGGAAACGTTCACCGACCTTACGCTCGAACCCGGGCAGCCGAACTATATTGCACGGGCCATTGGAAATCGAAGCACCGAGTACACGGCAAGCGGAGCGCTAAAAATCCAAGGCGAATACGATAACGTCAGCAACTACATCCGGATCGAAATGAACGATGAGATCGTGGCCGCAAACGAAGACGGCCGCGACGACCGGGCGGGCCTTGTGCCTTGGGGATTTCAAGGCTACCAGTACCCGCTAGAAACCGACGGCTCCACGCTTCCCGCAGGCGTTAAGTATCGCGAGACGCAGGCAGTGGAAGATTACGAGTACGAGGTAGATTTGTCTGGATCCGGGGATGCTGGCGAATGGGTTCAAACAGGCTCCGTCGATCGCCCGTTTGACACCAATATTTATCACGGCGTTGACTTTACCTACGATCACAACGAAACATTCTTCGCCCCGCTGAGCGAAGCCGACGACGTTTTTGTCAGCGAAGGGTTCAACCTCAGCGACATTTACGAAGACAGCGCAAGCAATCGTCGCGAAGACCCAAGCACAGGCGACCGCCTCGGAACCACACAAGCCGAACGCAAGTTTGTTCTCGGATTTCAAGGTGGTTTTGACGGAATGGATCCCACCAAGCCACTTAACAAGGGCGAGGACATTACCGCCACAAACACGCAAGGGTTCGACTGCAGCTCGTTCAATAGCAGTGGCACGCTCGCATACCGAGACGCGTTTGGCGTGCTTAGCAACGAGGACGAGGTTGACATGAACCTGCTCGTGACGCCAGGAATTATCAAGACGCTTCACCCGGCCGTGACAGATGCAGGCATTCAACTGGTGGAAGATCGCGGTGACAGCTTTTACGTCCTCGATGCCGTCGGGCCCGATGCTAGCATTCAAGCCGTGACGCAGGCGACTTCGGACCTAAACAGCAACTACGCCGGAACCTATTATCCGTGGGTGCGGTCGCTAGACAGCACGACCAACCGAATCGTTGAGCTTCCACCGTCTGCGCTTATGCCACGCGTTTATGCGTTCAACGACAACGTAGGCTTTCAGTGGGATGCTCCGGCTGGCCTCACGCGAGGAGGCGTCGGTAGCGCAAGGGAAACTGTAGTCCGGCTCAACCAAGACCAGAGAGACGAGCTCTATAGCTCCAGAGTCAATCCGATCGCTCAGTACGAGGGCGACGTTGTGGTTTGGGGGCAAAAGACCCTGCAGGCCGTTCAGAGCGCTCTGGACCGAATCAATGTCCGGCGCCTCTTGCTTCGCCTGAAGAAGTTTATTGCTTCCAGTGCCCGGTTCCTCGTTTTTGAACCCAATAACGCCAACACGCGAGACCAGTTCCGAGACCTTGTCGTCCCGTTTATGGATCGCGTGCAGCAACAGGGCGGAGTTCAAAACTATCGAATTAAGATGGACGCGGAAAACAATCCGCCGGAGGTCCGAGACCGAAACATCCTGCGCGGCCAGATCGGCATTCAGCCAACACAGACCGCCGAATTCATCGACCTTACGTTTACCGTCCTACCCAGCGGAGCCGAGTTCCCTGGAGATGACGGGTAATCACCAACTAAAACCTAAGCAACAAAATGAGCAGGCTAACACGGTCCAAGCTGCGGCGGATCATTCGTGAGGAATCCCGAAAGGTGCGCGGCCAGCGCCGGATCAACGAATCCATTTCCAAGCGTCAGCTTAAGGAAATGGTCGACAAAGCGCATAATATGCTTCAGAAGGCACGGATTCAGGGCACCAACGATATCCGCAATTTTATTGACCCGCAGACAACGCCGGACCCCAGCAAAGTTGAGGGTTTGCGCAATCAGTCTATGGTTGTGGATGCCGTTGTTGAAGCAGACGAGGCAATCGTTCGCGCAATTAACGCGCTGTATGAGCTCAAAAACCAATTGAGATAACATGGCTGATGACGGAAAACATGCTCGGAAAAAGTTGCGGGAAAT